TAGCGTATTTCCCACAAGGTGCAGGTCAAAGATTTAAAGCGGCTGAGATGTTAAATCAGTTATCTAAATCTAATATACCAATAATCAGAAGCTCTAAAACAACAGACGAAATTAGATTTATGGATAAAATGTTTAGAAAGTATAGACCACAAAGCCGTATGTACTCTGGCTCTACGCTACAAAAAAACTTAAATAGGTTGCTAGACGCTCCTACCTACTAACCCATTTCTTAAAAAGGCTTAGGCGTACCACTTACATTATCTCCCATATTTTTAGCTATCTTAATAGCATCAGCTTCGCTATCAGTTACCAAGCAACTGTTACCATGATACCCAACCTCGCATGAATTAGTACTACCGTATCTATTCTTAGCTACTATCAGCTCTAAATAACAATCACTATTACCATCATCTCCATACCTAGATACCCAAGGATAGTGAGAGAATACTACAATCTCTGCATCTTGCTCTAAGTTACCAGACTCAGCCAAGTCAGACAACCTAGGTACTCTATCATTTCTATGCTCCATATTTCTATTCATCTGTGATACTAATATAACAGACATATTCTCAGCCTTAGCCAACCATTTATAACTACGGCTAACATCTCCTATCTTAAGACGCAAGTCACGTCTATCGTGAGTAGGGTATTCTATAAGACCTATATGGTCATCAATAACTACATCTGGTTTGATAGACTTTATCTCTCTAAACGTACCTTCTATATCTCTAACATCATCAAACATAAATAGCTTGTCCTTATATACCTCAGATATAATAGACATTGTTTGACTTAATGATACCTCGTCTATACCTATATTACTTCTTAAGTTTCTATACTGTATGTACTTAGACTCCATAGCTATAAACTTCTTCATCATTTCTGTGTTTGGCATCTCTCTATTGAACATAGCAACCTTAAGACCACGATGTACTAAGTTTCTAGCTATATTAGCTGACACAGTAGTCTTTGCATTTCCGGGTCTACCTGCTATAATAGTTATCTCACCTCTAGTCATTCCAGTTATAACTCTATCTAGAGTACCTATACCAGTTTGTATCTGTGTAGTAGAATTAAATATAGAATCTTTTGTATCTTCTAGCAGTGTATCTATATCAAATGATATATTAGGTTGCAACTTTATGATATTACTTATAGTTGTATGTGCATCTTCTAATAACTTATTTGTTTTAAGTGATGTATCATTTATATTTTTTTGTATTCCATGCACTTGTTTGTGTAAAATTCGTCTTAGATAATATGAATGTAATCTTTTTGCATAATCAACTGATGATGATGGAGAAACTACAGAGTCTAAGAAACCTGTTATCTCGTACTTAGAACTGTAGCCATCTACCTTTCCACCAACTTCTTCACATATAGTTACCAAGTCTATTTTTTCGTGCCTAGAATGTAGGTCGTCTAATACTTTCCATACTTTCTGATTGAAGTCAGAATAGAAGAAAGTTTCATTGGGAATATATTGCTTTACAGAATCTATATATTCACTATCAGTTATTAAACAACCTAGTAATGTTTTTTCTAATTCAATACTCTTCATTTAAATCCTTTAGTTTAGGTGGTATTCTATCTAAGTTTTTCCTCTCCCATTCTCGCCTAAGCAACACTCTCTTGCCCTCGTTTTTTATAATACCAGCTAGGTATTTTATATTGTAACCCTGTTCTATTCCACCCTTGTTAATAAACTTTCGTATAGAGTCTATTATTATAGTACCTTCTACTTGTTCTATATCAGCTAAGAATCCAGCTTTTATAGTGTCGTCTATTGTCCAATGCTTGGATAGTTTATCAAATACTTTATCTATTGCATTTAATATCTTAGGAGGTCTTGCTAATCTAAGAGAGTTTAATCTAGCCTTGACGTTTTTCTTAGATACTCTTCCATTACATAGTGGGCATTTAGCCATCACACATTCCACATTCTCCACGTAGCAATGGTACTCTTCTAAAAACTGACTCTGGAAGTATTTTATTACCTGTCATTCTACTACCTGTAAACGCTTTTGTCTCAAATGGTGTATCACATATATCACAACGCATAGGTACACTAGGTATTCTTCTATTCATAGCACCAATTCTAGTAGTTTTATTTAGATTAACTTTTATAGTATTCCAATCAATCCAATCTCTACCTAAGTAATATTCTATATCTTTTATTCTAGTTATTGTTTGCTCTTTGTATTTTTCTTTAGTGTCTTTAGAGCCACTATCATTTCTATTAACTGAGTCATCGGTAGTATAGCGTATATTTCTCCTCTTGACTCCTTTACTAACTGTAGGTGTAAGTCCCCTATTTGCTCCGAAGGTTTCAACCATTCTGCTATCCTTTTCCGTACTTTGCATTGTACAGTGTATTCTTCTATTGTTATATCTACTTCTGGGTGTAGTCCTAATGAACGACCATCAGAACCCCAAGCTCTCTTAGCTTCTAATCCGTATTCCTTAGCTAGGTTTACGCATTCTCTTTCAAATCTATTTCCTTTTGCTTTGCTTTTTGACGGCACGTTTTCTACCTCTTTTCTTTTTCTTTTTAAAAGGACTTTCTAAAAACTTCTCCATTCCTTTTGCAACTTTAATAAATATATCCATATCTACTCCTTTGTTTATAGATAGCTGGGGGCACATTCTAAACGCCAACCTAAAATGTATTTGTCATCCTCTTTTTTTCTATCCTAAGCTTTATGCTATGTTCGGACTAGAAAGAGTTCACTGCCCCCAACGTATCTAATTTTTTAATCCTCTGCTATGTCTTTAATTAAGTGCCACATATCATCAATTAATCCATTTATCTTGCTTTCCATTCTATGTAGTCTCCATATAGCACTTAGCTGTATACATAGCATCATTAACATTGTAAATTCCCAGTAGGGAAAGTACTCTGAACTAAACAGAACTTCCCAATAGTATCTCATTTTTTACTCCTATTCTTTTTTTCTTCTCTTTTTTTTGTACAGTTGTCACACACTACTGAAAAATTAGGTGTTGGTTTGTCGCAGTCGTGACAGTGAAATAACATAGGCATATATAACTCCTTAATTGTTTGGGTGTTTTAGAAGGGTAAAGGAGATAGTCAAACAAACTATAAACCTTCAAGGTACACCCAGACCTACCATGATATAAACTTTTGGGGTGTTTAAGGCACACCCCTTAAGCCTATCGTATCAACTACTTACTAGATATACTATATATAGCATAACCTTTGCTATTGTCAGTATCTATATTCATACTAAACGTATTACGTAGTGTATGTATTACAGCGGCTAGTCTCCATATTCCAAAACGACTTAATGCTGTTTTAGCTGTAAGTTTTTTACCTGTAAATAGGAAGTCTCTTACTTTTGCTACTTGTGATTTTCTTCTTCGTGCCATGTTGGCTCCTTTTCGTATTTTATTCTTAGTTTCTTTATTAGTAATCGGTCTTCTCTTTCGTTAAGTTCAGTAACGCATCTAGACTTATACACTTCTTTACCTACTTCGGTTAAGTGTCTTATACCATCGTACCACCCGAACTTAGATGTGAAAGCGTGTTCGATTTCATTCCACTTTTTTATCTCCAATAGGGCTACCTCCGTACTCTGTGTTCATTCTACTAGGGTATATCTCCTCTTCATCTGAGGTCATACCACCTTCCATGTTTCGTCCTGCTATTTCATCATACTCTTTCATCAGCTTATCTTTAAATACTTGAGCTTCTTGTATGTAAGAATCTAACTCTTTATGATAATGAATCATAGTATTGATAGCTCTAATGATGATGTAGTATTCACTATTAGTTATCTTCATCTAGAACGGTACGTCAGAGATGTCTCTTTTGCCATTGTTCCAAGCATATACACCTACAACAGTTGGTGAAGTAATATCCTCACCATCTCTATTAGTCCATGTGTCATGTTTAACTTTTACAATAGCTGGCATTCCTTCTAGTGTTGAAGGACTTAGAACAGGTAAGGCATATACAGTTTTTCCATCTACTTCTTTCTCTTCTGGTTTAATACCTAGTACCTCACACAGTTCTTTGAACTGCCTATTTCCTCCAGAGTTTGGTTCTAATTTATTATCAGAGGGGTTCTTAAATCTAAAGAATCCTTTAGACCTAATATCTTTACCTACAAATAAATTACCACTATGTTCTCCAAAGTCTTTATCAGAATTTTCTTCTGCTAATTTGAATGTGATATTATATATATCTGCTAGGTGTCTACCTCTAATAACAACATCTTCTTTAACCGTGTAATCCTTAGCATGGGCATAGAAATCACCCTCTGGTACTATTACATTAGGTTTATCTTCTGTTGGGTCATAATAAGATTCTCCTCCCATTACATCCCCAAGTACGTTGTCTACGTTCATTCAGTTTCTTCCTTTATTTGGTTTATTCTTGCTATCACTTTATCTATGTCACCCTTCTCTATGTCACCGCTTTCAATAGATAATGATATTTTTTCTTTCCACTCATCATTTAAGCCTTCCATTTCTTCATATAGTAAATCTATATCTTCTTGACTTAATGATGTGTCTTCTACTCTGTTTCTGTACACGTCGTCAGCTATGTTTAGATACATATTAAAAGCCTTCTTAATACAATCTGTATTAGCAGACTTTATGTCGTTACCAACATCTACAAAGCTATCGCTGTTCCTCTTTTTCTGTATTCTATGAGCCGCAGTACAATCTCCTTCTCTCCATATTCCACCTTCGAACCATTTCAATCTACCATGCACCATAAATGCTTCACTTCCTAGAGTCTCTGTGCTTATAATAGTCCAAGACCATCCGGGATAGTGTTTATCTGCTAACTTCCTCATATAAGAATACTCTACATAGTCAACACCCATCTTATTCTTAATGAAAGACTTAGGTGTATCTTCCATAGACACTTCTTCGTGTAAGTTTCTTATTATATCAAACGAATCACTAGTAACAATAGCACCATTCATAGGTGTTTCATCTACTAATGATATGTTATTACTCATCTATACCTCTCTTTTTATATTTACGTATCATAGCTACCATTAACAATAAATAGTTTATCATGTCTTGTATTCTACCTTCTATAGGTTCTGAGTATTCTTTACCATCTTTAAAATAGTTATTAATACTAGAGTTGTGTTTCTGATAGTAGACAGATAAAACTTGTAAAGGCGTTAGGTTTACTTTATCAGCTATGCTTTCAAAGTTCCATAGTACATTATCATTGTGGTTTCCTTCAGTATATTCTACTCGTTTCACATCAGACAATACAAATGTATCTAGTATGAACTCATCTCTTAGCTTTTTATATTCTTTAGCCTTCATCCCACTCCTCTATTAGTCTTATACCAGCACCTTCACACCAAGTATTTATTATCTTCTCTACCATGTTTTTAGAATAGCCACCATCTTCCTTAAGTTCATTAGCTACTTCTAGTAATATAGAATCTAGCTTATCACACTCTTCATCATATACGTTATCAAATAATACGTCGTTTTCATCTATCATGCTTCTGCCCCTTCTTCATTGACCATCATAGAGAATATTTCTTCTTGCTTCTTACTCATCTTCTCTGCTCTTTCCATAAGTTGTTTAAAGTTAGATAGCTCTTTCTCTGGATGTGCAACTACAAACATTAAGTTCATAACTGCTATCTCTATTTGCTCTAGCCTAAACTCTAGTTCTCTTACCTTACTCTTCCTCTTCGCTTCCATATTTATACCTAACCTCTATGACTTTGCTGTTTCTGTTAGCCCTCCTATTCATATTAGCACAGTATCTATCTGCTTCGTCTTTATCTTCCCATATTCTATGAGGGTACTTGTTATTTATTATGTTAGAAAAAGCACCACCTCTTATCATCCACCATGTAGTGCCATCTCTCTCTTCTTTTATTGTCCACATCTTTAATCTCCTTTTGGTTTGTTGTATGGACATACTTCTCTTACGGGACAGTAGGATTCACACTTCATACCGTTCCACGTCTCTTCATCAGTACATTTTTCTGGTAATTCTTTATTCACTAATGCAATTAATAGAGCATTCCTTTTAGTGATATACTTATCAAGTAAGTGCTCATTATCTATATAGGGAACTTCTATCATATATATCTTTCCTACTACACCACGTTCTCTAGCTATTTGTAACCCTGCATCTCTAACCGTTGCTTGTACAAACATTTTATCTACCTCATAACCGTTTGTCTCTAGTAGGTATCTGTAGAAATTTACCTGCCAAGACCAATCTTCTAAGTCTGCCGTGTTCTCATCTCTATAAAACTCTTTTACTCTCTTTGGTGTTCCCTTCTTACCCCATCTACCACTTCTCTTATATACTTCTGTAGGATGTTTGCTGTAATAATACTGTAGCCCTAAACATTTAGCTATCTTGTATGAGCCAGAGAACTTGTAATCTACAAGTGTTTTTGTATCTGAATCATATAAGTCTACTGTACCTGTTATACCGTGTGCTTCTAGTGTTATCTCTGACTTTAATCTATCTAATAGACTTGATGATTCTTCTAGCTTTAGATGGTGTAGAGTACCAGCTAGTGAAAAAGCATTATCTTCAGGATGTATACTGTAGTCAACAGTTCTTTGTAGATAAGATTGACAAGTTCCATTTAGTAATTCTGTAGTAGATGGTTTCCTATCAGCAGGTCTGTCTTTTGACATATGTAGAAGTGTTGGAAGAGATACTCCCATTCTACTAACATCTACATTACCTCTCTGTATTTCTTTTATAGGAATAATAGCACCACTACTATCTATAAACCCTCTCAAAGGCATAATTTTCTCCCATTCTCTTAGTTTGAATTTATTAATTTGCATTTTGACAATGCAAGTACTTTTTTATGTTATTTTCCTTTTTTTATTGCATAAACTTTGCTACTCTTTTATTCATATAGATAGACAACTTCTTACCAAACACTTCTTTTATTTTATGCTCTGCTGAAACATCAAACCATTTATAAGCATTTTCTCTTGTTAACTTACTTAGTTCTATGCCTTTTTCTACTATTGTATTACATATACTAATCCAATTAAGTATCTTAGTTTTGTTAAGAGTTCCAGAGTGTAGTCTAAATTCTAATGAGCCGTGATAGTATCTACTATGTAAGTTAAGACCACTATACCTAGCGTCGTTATACTTATCTGTTGATGGGTATGAATCCATAGACTCATAATATAGACTTACCAACTGTTCTTCTGAATCAATACCTACTAAATCATCAAACATCATATTAAAATCTTTACACCAATTAGAACCTTGCCTAGATTTTGGCATCATAGATTTTAGTATCTCTTGAAAATAACTATAAACCATTCCAACTCTAGCTACTTCTTTAGCTGACATATCAGTAGAGTCTATATGTATGTGCAAACCACAGCTTCTATTAACATCTGCATTAAATATCTTTTTCCAACCCATTAGATTATCTACTGCATCTACTATAAAATCTCCACTCATAGGAACTGATACTAACTCTGTTGTACTGTACTCTTCTATATCTGTGCTTATAGAACCATCAGATACGTTATTCCAATTTGTAGGTGTCCAAAACTCATCTGAATATTCATAGACACACTCTGCTTCTATACCAACAAGCCTCTTAACTTTGTAATTAAAAGTACTGCATTTTATAGAATTACTTGGAGGTGTACTGTTTTCAATACGTTCTACTAAATTCTCTGATGAATCTGGAACACAACATTCGCAATAGGGATAGTCATCTACGTATATAGTTTCCTCTCTATCTGTTGCTTCTCCACAACTATCACAATAGGTAAAGTAATCATAGAAACAATGCTCACAGTAGGCATTATCATGTGCCCAATATATGTAGTCATCATGTACTTGGTCATTACAACCTTGACACGTAGAGTAGTTGTTTTCTACACAACATTCACATACATTATGCATAGTAGAAAAGTTACTTACTGCGTGGCTATCACCACAACATTCACAGTCTCTAGTATCTACATCTGCTCTAGTTCGTGTTCTTTGTGCTTGGTTTTCTACTGGCATATCAGACTCCTATATTTGTAGCTTGTATAAAACCTACTACAAAAGCATTCACCACCTTTAACCATTTAATCTCTTTAAGAGCGTCGTACAATTTATGTTCTACTTGTTCTGACTCCATATCTACATCTATTGAACCAAGTTCTTTTATTTGATTATGTAGAAATTCTAAGTATTCTTCGTATGAACTATTAGCTAGGAACGGATTCTTTTTAGCTCTTTCGTATAGTTTCTTTATTACGTATTTCTTAGACTTTAGTTTAATAGGATTAGGAAACCCTATTAGTATTACCTTTTTAGAAGGGGCAGGAATCTTCATTATCCACCTCCTTACTATCATAAGCACTAGGGAAATACTCACAATCAAAACACACCTTTTTACTACTTGCATCTGTCCATATCTCATCTACATCTATCCATTCATAGCAGTAGTCACACATCTCTACCTTCTTCTGAGGATTAGAAGAACTACCATCTGTTATCATAGATGTAGCTGGACTAGAAGCATAGCCATTGTTACCATTACCAAAACCGTAGTAGTGGTATCCACCCCAAGCAGTATTTCCATGACCATAGTATCTTCTACTGTAATTATCGTATTGGCTTATGGTCTCAAACTTCTCTTGAGTCCTATTAGGACTTTTATCAAAGTTATCTACATCGTAAGTAAATACATAATCCTCTTTTATCTTCTTAATAGGTAGGACTAAGCCTGCTCTAGTCATAGCATCTAGTAATATATTTTTAGTAGATGCCCATAACAATGTCCTAGCCTTCTTCCAATAGGCAACTACCATAGGTCTACCAGATTCTCTAGCTAGATGTATTTGCTTGTTACTATCCTTAACCCAAGTAATAGCAAAGTCTCCATCTATTTCTTTAAAAGCATTAGCTTTACTATTTTTATTAAGAGATTGAAACAGTACTTGAGAATCTACGTCAGGTATGTCTTTACCTAGTTGTTTTGCTACTTGATTGTAATTGTAGATAATACCATTGTGTGCACCTGTTACTCTACCTATATTAAATGGGTGAGCGTTCTGCACTTTTATAGAACCTTGTGTAGCTAATCTAACGTGTCCCATAACAATAGTAGTATCTCTTGTGATTCTATCAAGAATCTCTGTGTTCCAACTATCTGTATCTACGAGAGCAGAAGAATCCAACAGAGTCTTGTAGGTAAATCTATTAGTGTCATCCATAATAGAAAAACCTGTACTATCAGTACCTCTGATAGAAGATTCGTCTGTTAGTTCTGTAAAAACTCTCTTAAGAATATCTAGTTGGTTGTCTGATTGTCTGCCATTAGTCTTGGCAAAACCAAAGATACCACACATTCTATTTTCTCCTTTTCTATTCGTTGTTATTTATTCTGTTTTCTAAGTACTCAACACCACTAATACCAGTAATTTCTCTTACTACATCCATAGCGTGAGTTTTGTTATTAATGATTTTTCTATATAATCTATTATTACTATGTAGATTAATAGATTGTTTCATTATCTTATTTAGAAATCTTATCCATTCTACTATTTTAGTAGAGTTAGTAGTACCCTCATGGTATCTAAACTCTATTGAACCTAGTAGAAATCTAGCGTGTATATTAGTACCTGTATATCTAGCTTCGTTGTATTTATCATCTGAAAATATAGAGTCTTGTAAGTTGTAATAGCTAGTAACTAATTGAGGTAAGTTTTTTATACCTCTTAATTCTTCCATACTCCATTCTAATTGCCTGCAATAATCCTCACCTCTATTACTTGGTAGAGATAGGTATAGTAATGGTTGTATTTTTGTCATAATCATTAATAGAGATTTTATTTCTACAAACGCAAAGTCTCTTGCGTTCATATGTATATGTACACCACAACTACTATCTGTGTAATTGTCGTAGACTCTATGTACTTTTTCTAGGTTATCTAATGCAGATAATACAGTTTTTCCAATAATTGGTCTATTAGTTCTAAATTCTACTCCACCTTCATTTAGTGAGCCATCATTTACTACTTCAAAATTTATAGGTACATCAGCTTCTTCTGAATAGTTACCTGCACTGTCATAATGAGTAATAACTTCACTTTCTATACCTACAAATCTATTAAATTCACTTTTAGATGCAAACAATCTAGGTAAATCTCTACCTCTAAAAGGATTATCTAGATAGTTTGATAATCTAGATGTTGCACAGTTATTGCAGTAAATACTACTAAATATACGAGAGTATTCTTTGTTATTATGTTGAAAATCTCTAAAAGTTTGTGACTTAAACTCAGAGTTTCGTACTAATTCAAAATCTATGTAATCTATTTTCTTACATTTAGTGCAAGATATATGAAATGATTCTATACATTCATGGCAACATACATCAACTTCGCTATCTATAAAAACACTTTCTAGCTGTAAATTTCTATTGATTCTAAGGGATTCTTTAGTTTTTACTTTATCTAGCTTTGACTCACATCCACATACATCACATTCTATTAATGAGTTCTCATAACACCATCTACATAAATCTCCATAGTTAGGAAATTCTCTATACTTGAGAGTGTCATTTAGACATTTTCTACAATGAATATACTCTAATATTCTATTATTATTATTAGCTATTTGACGTATTATAATACCAAGATTTATACTATATATAGATTTATAATAAGAACTATTACTATGTAACCTAACATCTGAGCTATCTACAAACTTGTCACTTGCATATATTTTTTGTACTATTTTATGTATCTGTTCATCATTATTGTATCTAATATATGAGTACATATCAGCAATATCATAGTAGCTATCTTCTGTTTTAGATGCTCCTAACGTGTAAATATCATACGTAGCATACAAACTATTATATTTAACAGTTGCTATATTCTCGTGCATATATAATAGGTCACTTGCTCTACATATTAATTTTACATTAGGGTCATACTTACCTTGTATTATAATAGATGTAGGATTACGTGTAATAGATAGTTCTCGTTCTGTATGGTAATATACATCTACTATTTTAAATATACGAGACTTGACGCTTTTGAACTCACTACCTAATACAGCATTATCCTTATGTAGTACGCCATCAATAGATAAATCTAAATCCCTTATGTTAGTAGAATCTACATATCTACAAGAATGTGTTTTCATTAATACTACTTCATTTGAATAGAACATCTCTTATCTCCTTTAGTATTGCTACTATATAATCTCTATATAGAAATACAATCCCACTAGAGAAAATCGTTAGTAGACTAACGTGACTTTCTCCACAAGAGCCAAGTAGATGTTTAAGTATCTCTTGCATACTCTCTCCTATCTTGTTGTTATTGTTAAATTTACTAGACTGCCCAATAGTACTCCATATCTATTGGTTCTTTCCAATTATACTTAGAGTAATAGTTGAAGTCTTTACGTAGTAAGTTGCTTCTATGAGAAGCGTGTACTCTATCATCACCTAACCAAGGAGGCATCTCTATAGAATCTGGCAAACCTACTAACTCCATACTATTATTGTATCCTCTTAGTATCCATTCTTCTATCATTTTGTTTTTATAGAGTAACAACGCTTCTACATAACCATCCCACATTAGAACGGCAGGATGTCTTAACCAACCTTTGTAGGTTCTACCTTGTAAGGTAGGATTACCTACTAATGCATTGTATATTTGTAATGCTTCTACTCTCTGCTTACCTAGTCTGCGATAGTCTAGTATACTAGCAGAGATAGAGAAATCTTTATGTGGTAGAAATGTCTGCATCTATTAACCTATCCTTCTATAAACTTTACCTTTATACTCATCAAACTCTAACATATCTTTTCTACTTTTATTCATAGATAAGATTCCACCATCTACTAATACTTCTTTACCACCTTCAAAATTAGTAGGTCTATAATTATATATTTCTCCATATTCTCCTTTTAGATAGTAGGCTATATACCATCTACCTCTGTAATTATCGCATCTATTACACATATCTATACCCACACTCTTAGTAGTTGTAAGATTAGGTAGATAATAGCGAATATAGATAAAAATTCACCTACACATTCTATTTTATCTATTACATAATCCATAAATTTATCTAGTTTGCTATAATGTTTCATCTATTTACCTTTATATGTTTCATGTTAGTAAATCTAATTTTTATTCTTGTATTAAATATATTAATAATAATTCTTCTCTCTAGCCATTCTATATTAGTAAACCAATATCTAGGCATAAACCAACTACTTAATCTAGGTTGAAATTCAATAAATTTTCTACTCATTTTACACCCCTCTACTACTGCTACTAGCATACCTAGTTCTGTCTTGTGCTCTCATATCTACTTTTTTAGTTCTTCTACTGTAATAAGGTGTATTACCCATCCTTCTACGAGTGCTAATAACTAGTTTGGCTTGACGTTCTACTGCTTCTTCTATCTCTTCTTGTTTTAGAGTTGTAGCAATAGATATTTTCTTATAGGTAGCATTGTTGTTCATATCGTGTACGTTTACTATTTTATTACTCTTATAAGCATCTGCTCTGAATATTTCTATTAGCTTCCATACGTTAAGCATGGAGTTAATACAACTATCTAATAGAACAGGTTTAGCTAGAGATTTGTCACGTAACTCTAAAGAATAACTACTGCTACTATCTTTTTTAGAGATAAATATATCTACTACACCTTTAGTACTATACCTGTACTCGTCTAGTGGTGTAGGTGATTGCATATCTACTATCATATTGTTATTATTCATTTAGTACCTACTATTTAACATTCTACAAAATTCGTATCTACTATATAATACAATAGAAACGAAGTTAATAGATGAGTTTATAGTAAACGAGGCTAATATTTTACTACTAGCCCCGTTCTATTGGTGCCGTTCTACTTCGCTATGTTTATACTCATTTTCGCTACAGGAGGGAATCCATTTTCTATCATAATTGTATCTATCTCTTCTTTATTCTCTGCTTCGAAGCGTTCTAGTCTTTCACATATCTCCGCAAACTCTGGAAAGTTAGCTCTTAATACATCTAATTTCCCTCTGCTAGTAGTCGTAACAGTACCAGCTAATTGAGCTTTTCTGACTAAATCATCTATTAGCTCTTTATCCATACCTGCCGAGCTTAGAGATAGCCTAAACTGTTTTTCACTTGTTTTGGGTTTTGGTTTTGTTATTATACTCATTGTATCTATTATCCTTTCCGCTCTACTAAACTCATATTTCTATTAAAATGAGCGTTTTGAGCGTTTTGTGTTTTTTTATGTAATTTCATGCCCAATAATACAACAAAATTAGCATTATAAATATATTGTATATTTGCTATTAATTTCGTAAATTCCAGCTTTTTCGGTGATAATGAGACTCAATCTCAATAAGGTGGGCTTAATGCAAGTGAGACTCAGTCGCAATAAGGATACTAGATAGTTAATGCAAATGAGACTCATTCTCATTCCAGGCGTTTTACTGACGTATAGGTAAGGTATCTGACGTTAACGTAAGGTAACTAACCCAAAAGTCACTTTTCTAACCTAAACGTGAATTTCCTAACGGAAACGTAAGGGGGGCACATAGCGCAAATAAGGCTTACGCACATTGTACGGCTATTTTTTATAGTTTATGAGTTTAATATAGTGTTATTTTTAGCTACAGGGGTACATATTACCTGCATATTCTTCAAAATCTAGTATTTCTAGTGTTTCTGCGTTTTGTAGCCTGTTGACTATTTCTGCTAATTCGTACCTAGTTTTAGTATCTGCGTCTATAATGTCTAATATTTTCATATTTTTAGCTATTTCTATGGATTTGTTAATATTTTCCATACTACTGTCTTTGCTAAACTCGTTTTTCATAGCTCTATCTAGTCTAGTTTTCATCAGATTTCTTTTTAAAGTAATCATTTCTTAGTTTCCATAGCTTATCTCCTAGTTCTTGTGGTAATTCATAAGCTTTTGGTCTAAATTTATTGTCATTGTCTGGAGTAACCATCTCTAATTGCTCTAACATTACTTTTAAACCAACATTTATTATTTGTAACCTTGTCCATCCTAATGCCTTTGCTGACCAGAAGAAAGAATCTAGTAGTTGATAGAGTGCTTTTCCCATTGAAAAAAGTTTATTCTTCTTTTTATAAGTTAAACTTTGTTTTCCCTCATCACCCGGAAAGTCTTTTATTATAAGTTTCATTTTTTTAACCCTTTTGTTAATTGAATTTACTTGTAAAAAGTTAATTAAAGCAAGGGTTTTTCAAAAATATTGTAAAAAATTTTTTAAGGTTTAGGTATCTTTAGTGAATTTTCTCTAGTTCTAGTGTCAACTAGGTAATATAAGTGGTGTAATATCTCATGTTCTGCTTCATCTCCTCTTACTCCAGCAGTAGCAGTTACTTTTTCTACTTCATAAGCTTCAGTAGTGACTTCTTGTATTTCTTCCCATTTAGCATCTTTAAACAGTTTATTTATGTTAAAACTGTCTTGTTGTAGTAATAATAATGAAAATAACACTGTTGTCATACTTTTCTTTCTTTTTATATTACGTTAGTAATATATTTCTTTCTTTTACTTAGTAAACTAATAAACTCTCGGGCTAAAACCCTATACAATTTAATAACAAATACCCTAGTTATGCAAGTCTTTTTTAAAAAAAGTATCAATATATATAAAATACTTGCTTTATTTATTGTTTATGTGATAAATTTACCCAGAGTGTATGACTAAATTATTAAACATTGCTAGGCAGTACTGTAGTAATTGGAACGCTGGAAAATGCGTTGGTTGTGTTTTTACAAGAAAAAATGAAAAACTAACATATTTTATCAGTTCTAAACTCAGTGGTAAAAATTGTAGTGTTGAAGAGGGTTGTGAATACTTTGATAATGTTGTCGTACCGGGAATAGATAATAAAACAATAATAAAAAGACTAGGAGAGTAAATGATAATTGGTGGACATCAATATAAAATTAACCTTGTAAATGAGATGAAAGTAGAGGGTGGAAGCATAATGGGCGTACATGACGCAAGAAAATGCAATATCAACATAGATAAGAACCTAACACCATCTAGAAAGAAAGAAACATTAATACATGAAACACTGCACGCTATACTGACTAATGCCGGTTTTCAAGAGCAAGATGAGCATTATATAGACACAATAGCCAATGGGTTACTACAATTAGGAGTTGGTGACTTATTATGGAAGCAGTCTGGAGTAAAGTAATGAAGACAGCTATTGTTATAATAACTATGATTTCTGGAAAGCTATGGTTTTTTCTAGAAGCTTTGTTTGTAATTTGCCTAGTAAGAGTGCTCAAGGGGGTGATAAAATGAAACGTGCTATTGTTACTCCCGACAAGCACTTCCCATTTGAAGACAAAAAAGCAATAAGGGTTCTGTGCAAGGCAATAGAACTTGTTAAGCCAGATATATATATAGACCTAGGGGACACAGGTGAATGGGAGTCTGTGTCTCACTGGCAATGGAAAAAGAAAAAAAGACCTCCTTTGGAATATCAATTACCGTTTGTATATAAGGAAATAGAAAATGTTAATAAGGGTATGGATATTATTGACAGCTCTTTAGATAAAGCAAAAACCAAAGAAAGGCACTTCATAGAAGGAAATCATGATGATTGGCTTAATAGATTCGCTGAAGAAAATCCATATCTCGCTAAAGAGATACTCGTTAAGAATGCTCTTAAACTTGCAGAACGTGGTTACAAGTACCATAAAATCGGAAAAATGCTTAAGATTGGCAAAATTAATTTTTATCATGGGCATCACTTTGCAGGAATTAATCACACTCGTAATCACTTGTTGCGTCTCGGTGGTAATGTTATGTATGGTCACCATCACGATATTCAGCAAAGCTCTATCACGCACATTGATGGCGTTAAGTCGGCGTGGTCAATAGGATGTCTCAAAGACATGAGGGCAGAGGCTAATGAATGGTTAGGTAATAGACAGCATAATTGGCAACACGCTTTTGCTATTGTGGACTTTCATAAGGGTGGAAACTTCAACGTAACAGTGCATCAAATAGTAAATGGTGTTAGTACTGTAGATGGTAAAGTTTTAACGCACAAATGAATACAAGAACAATAAAGGGCATAGACCATTTGTTATTTGATAATGAAGACGAATTTAATAAATATATGCCAAATACCCCAATTATTACAGATTGGAGAAAAGGAAACGAAGGAGATTGGGTATTAAGTGACGATGGTCAAATATGTCAAGTTCTTAAGAAAGGTGGGTTAAAAAACGGTGCTAGTGAAAATATATACAATTACTACATAAGAACAATTATTGGTTCTTTTGTTTGTCGCCCAACTGTTACAATGGATGGTGGCATGAGAAAAAATATATACGCTTTTGGAGCTACAGATAAAACACCTTATCAGATTGTAAAAAACAGAAAGAAACCAACAAATAAAGAATTTTTATTTGCAAAGTACGTAGCTAAGGGAGAAGACACGGTAGAGGCTTTTCTTAAAGCTTTTCCTGCAAAAAGTAAAGAATATGCTAAAAGCGAATCTAAATTGCTTATGAGCACAAAAAGGATACAAGGTTTGATTAGAGAAGAAATAGAAAAAGTAATGAATGAAGCGGAAATAACTCCGTTGTACATTCTTGAGAAAATGAAAGATATCATTGAGTCTGAGGTTGCCAGAGACAGCGATAAGGTTTCTTTACTAAAAGAGCTTGTTGCTATTGCTGGTATGAGAGATACTGAGAAAAAATCAGAATCTGTTACTGTATTCCAAGGTTTCTCATCCGAACAACTTGATGCTATAAGTGGTAACAATGTTAAAAAACTAGCAAGTGCTAAAAAGGAAATAGAAAGTTGAACTTATTTGATATATGCATGGAAGTCTTGGAACACGCCCATGATTTAGAAATGAACCTATCAGATGAAAGATGTCGTGAGATTATAGCAACTGAGGTGTATGAATTGTTTTATGAGTACCAATCATACCCCGAGCATTACGATTCTGGATATATGGGTGATTTGAAAGATTATTGGGAGTATAGAAGAGACTTTGATGAAGACGAATAAATTAGCAGTATACGGAACATTAAGAAACGGTAAGCGAGACCTATGGAAAGTTAATGGGTTTTCATTGGTTTTTCCGGGGCATAGACACTATCCTGCCGCAATGCATGATAGAAAAGCCAAAGATATGGTTGTTGAATTAATTGATGTTGATGAATTTGACCTAGCAAACTATGACAGGTATGAAAGCATAGATACTGGTCTGTATGAAAGAAGAATGGTTAAGGTGCATAATAAGTCCGATGTTATAGATGCTTGGATGTATACTATTGGAGCCGCACTTCTTCAAGGTACAAAAGTTTTTGAAATGGTTCCAAAGCAAGATTGGATGTCAAAGGAATGCCTAAACCTAAGAAAGTAAATATAAATAAGCATAACGTATCAGATAAAGAACGTGTGCTTGAAATGGCTAAAAAAGATATTATATCTTTTGGTCAGTTATTCCTACCAGAAGACTTTATGAAGTCATCACCAGCTCCATATCATTATGAGTTAAATAATTTATTATTAGACCCCACTAAAAAAAGAATATGCATTATACTACCAAGGGGTCATAGTAAGTCTACATTGGCTAAAACTGCACTATTGCATCATTTATATTTTAATCCAGAGGGTAAGAAAGAGTTTATTGCGTGGGTAGCAGAAGAGCAATCTCAGGCAATAGACCATATTAAATACTTACAAAACCATATAGAAGTCAACCCTGCATTAAATTATTACTTTGGCGACCTAAGGGGTACAAAGTGGACAGAAAAAGAATTTACAACAAGTAAGGGTGATAGGGTAATAGCTAAAGGAACATCTCAAAGATTACGTGGTCGTTCTCAGTTAGGATTAAGATATACAAAAATTATACTTGATGACTTTGAATCTGAGTTAAACACCAAAACTCCAGATAGAAGACGGGAGATTAAAGAGTGGGTTATGTCAACAGTTGAACCAGCATTAGAAAACTCAGCTGGAAACGAGGGTTCTGTGTGGTTAATAGGTACAATAGTCCACTATGATTCTTTTTTACAAAGTATATATGATGGATACTTAGAGGCTCAAAGAGAAAAAAGAAACTATGCTTGGGATGTAATGTATAAAAAGGCTATAAATGCAGATGGTGAGGTGTTGTGGTCTAGTTATTTTTCTAAAGAAAAACTTGCAGATATACGAAGAAGATTTGAGGATGTTGGATTAGCACATAAATTTGCACAAGAATATTTAAATGAAGCTAGAGATTTAGAAAATGCTAAGTTTAAAACAGAAAGACTTGAGTATTATGACCATGAATTTGAAAGCAGAGAGGGATATGCATACCTTGTAAACTCTAAAGATGCAGTTCCCATTAATGTATACATAGGAGTTGATTTAGCATACGAAGCTAATGAGTCAAGTGACTTTCAAGTAATTATGGTTATAGGCATAGATAGCGATAGGAATATATACGTTATAGACTATATGAGAGAACATATGCCGTTATATGATATGCCAGAGCAAATAATGGAGTACGCTAGAGAATATGCTCCTGTAAAACGTGTAAATGTAGAAATGGTTGGTGCTCAAGGGATAATAAAGGATGCTGTAAATAAGATGTCAGGTACTGAAAGAAAGGTCGCTCCGGGTATAGCTCTAGGTGTTAGACCTCCATCTGGAATAAAAAAAGAAGATAGATTAGAATCGTTACTTGCTCCTCTTGTAAATAGAGGTAAAATGTTTATAAAAAGAATGCATACTCATCTTGTAGATGAAATGTTTCAGTTTCCTAAAGGAAAGAACGATGATGTATTGGATGGTTTATGGTATGCTGTAAATAAAGCCAGACCTCCAATAAGTAAAAAGTTTGAAGCTTCTATGTTTGAAGAGAACACTATGCCTAAAACAGTATCTCACACAACTAAAAGAGTTATATCTTGGGTTACTGGTCAAAAAATATAAAAAAACACTTGCATAGTTTATAATAATTTTATTATATTATATAGTATAAATTTATAGGTGTACCCATTTCTAGTATAAGAGAGTTAGAACAAAACGAAGTAAAACATTCTGAAGTCAACCAACAACTCTGGAGAATGTGGAAAGATGCCAGAGCAGATTGGGATATAGAAGCAAGAGACTCAGTAGACTTCTTTTTAGGAAACCATTACACGCAAGAAGAATCAGATGCCTTACGAGCAGTAGGGCAAGGTGATTTTGTTATAGACCGTGTATATGCCGCTATTGAAAAGTTAAAATCATTATTAACATCTAAGACACCAAAGTATAGTGCAGTTGGTAGGGAAGACTCTGATAGTAGAATATCTAATGTGTGGAGAACTATACTAGAGTATATATGGGATATCTCAGATGGAGATGTTAATTTTAAACAAGCAGTTCATGATTATGCCACAGCAGGCATGGGTTACTTTTATGCATATATAGACCCAGAAGCTGATTACGGAAGAGGAGAAGTAAAGTTTACATATGTTGACCCATTTCGTATTTACATAGACCCAGCTTCAAGACATAGATATGCTGATGATGCGTCTGGTATTATTATGTCTACTATACTTACAGAAGACCAACTTCTTAATATGTATCCTCAAGTTGAGCCATACATAGAAGAACTTGACACATACTATGATGAAGATGATTACCCAGAGTCATTAAAAAGAAATAGTTCTAATTCGTTTACACCTGACAATACATACGACTCTCAGTATAACAGAGTTAGTAAGTATAGAATACTTGAAAGATTTACAAAAGTAAAAGTTCCATTTTATAGGGTATTCAACAAACAAGATGGTTCTGAAGTTATACTAAGTCCAGAAAAATATGAAGAATTTGTAGCAAATGAACAAGCTCAGTTGCTTATTAAAGCTGGAATGATTGAAATTGTTGAAGTAGTCCAAACAAGAATTAAGATAACTTGCACTGTTGGTGAGTTACTTTTATATGAACAAATTTTAAATACTGATATATACCCAATAGTACCAGTTCCAAATATATGGACAGGAACTCCGTACCCAAAATCAGATATATCAAAAGTTCAAGACTCTCAAAGGTTATTGAACAAACTTTTCTCTCTTACTCTCTCACACGCCCAAGCCTCTGCTGGATTAAAACTACTAGTCCCAGAGGGGAGCGTAGATGATTTGGGGCAGTTGGAGCAGGATTGGGCAAGACCCAATGCTGTCATACCATATAACCCTGAGTTTGGTGCACCGCACTTCCCTGCCCCACAATCATTATCTGGAGAGTTTTATAATTTAATAAGTCGTATAGAACATTATATAGACTTAAGTTTCGGCATACCTGAATTAATGCAAGGATTTAAAGAAGCGGCTCCTGAAACAGTTAGAGGAACTGCTTTACTTGCTGAGATGGGTGAAACTCGTGGTAAATCAAAGCTACGAGATGTCGAAGGAAGTTTGACTAGGTTAGGTCGTAGTATATACAATCTAGCTAAAGGTCACTATACTTACCAAAAGACATTTAGAATTGTGCAACCAAATAACGATATTACTGAATTTACAGTAAATAGTATGTACGATAATAAAGGTCAAGAAGTTAATGCCATAACAAACGATATCACCATTGGGCATTATGATGTGAGAATAATATCCGGTTCTACTTTACCTTCCAATAGGATAGCTGAATATGAAATGTACTTGGAAGCGTTTAAAATGAATCTGGTAGACGATGTCGAGGTTTTAAAGAAAACTGAAATCTTTGACAAAGAAGGAGTTTTACAGCGAAAGGGTCAAATGGCTCAAATGCAATCATATATCAAGCAATTAGAAGAGCAGATTAAAAAACTTAGTGGAGACCTGCAAACAGCAGAACGTGAAACAGTTAGTTCTCGTAAGCGTGCAGAAACCGAAAAGTTTAAATCTAGGCTCAATGAAATTCAAAATGATACTAAGTTCAAAAGCAAAGTTCAAGTTGATAATCTAAAAAGAATTGTTGATGCAGAAACGCAGGCTGTAAGCTAATGAAAACAGAAGTAGTGGACATATTACACGGTTCTGCTTTTATAGACATCTGTAAGAAGGTGATGCTAATAATAAAAGAAATCGAGGAATATAATGGAAGATAACACTATGAACGGAGAAGTTAACACAATAGAAGGTGTGGAAGGGCAAGTTTTAGAACAAGTTGTTGAGCCTGAACAAGTAGGTAATCCAGAAGTTAGTGGAACTGAGGAGCAACCTATTGATGAAGCTAAAAAGTTCCAATCAATGTATGATAAGAGAACAGCCGAATACGAAAAGCTTAATTCCGAAGTCGAGGAACTTCGCAAGTATAAACAATTAGGAGAGGTCTTAGAAAAAAGACCAGACGTTGTTGAAGCTATGAGAAGCACTTTGAGTGGTAACAAGGTAAGTAATCAGCAAGAGCCAAAGGCTCAAGAATTAACTGAAGATTCTTTTGACCCTTGGGAAGCTTATTACAAGCCCGGTTCGCCTTCATATGAAATGAGGGTTAACCAAGAGAAGGCTCTTGTAAACGAAGCTGTTCAACAACAGTTTAGTGGTTTACAACAGCAAATGGCAGTCAATAATTTAAGACAAGACTTAACTAATAAATATGGATTTGAAGACCCTGCAATGGCTGATGATTTTATAAACTTTGCCACAACTCCAAGAGAAGAACTTCCTTTGGAATTATTGGTTGATGTGTATAGAAAGCATAAAGGTGGAGAGCAAAAGGTTTCTCAAAATTTAGAAGCAGTTCAAAGAACAAAAAACATAGCCCCTACGGCTGGTATTGTTCAGGGAGCGGCTCCTGAAAAACCAAAAGAAATAGAAGATGTCTGGTCTGGTATTATGGGTGCGTCTAGAAATACAAATATATAATCTCTAAGGAGTAATTATGAGCACTTACAATCAAGGTATTGTGAAGGTTGGTGACCCGGGTTCAGCCGCTTCTGGCTATCATACTCGTAGGTTATTTAACTTCTCAGACCGTGTGGCTGACTTAGCTCCAGAGGAATCTCCATTCTTCGTGTACCTTTCAAAGGTAGCTAAAGTCCCTACGGATGACCCACAATTCCGATTCTTAGAAGACAGAACAAAGGTTTCAATGACAGACAGAGCATTTTTGCTTGCTGGCTCTCATGCGATTCCTGCGGCTGGTTCTTCATTAACATACACAGTTGATACTTCTGGCGGTGCGTCAGTTGATTGGCTTGTGAAAGGTATGGTGTTTGCAGTTGGTTATGAAGAAAATAACTCACCTGAAACAATCATAGTGAGAGTTGAGTCTGCTCCAGTTGATGCTGGTTCGACAACAACTTTTACAGGAAAAACAATTTCAGCAGTTGACGGAGCTGAAACTGGTGCGGATAACGCAAAATGTCAGGTAATCGGTACTTCATTTGCTGAAGGAACTGGTGCTCCAGACGTTTTTGCTGAAGAGCTAGATAATGATTTTGGATATACCCAAATCTTTAAAACAGCTTGTGAAATGTCTAACACTGCTCGTGCTACGAAATATCGTGGATACGCAGATGAGTTCCAAAGAATTTGGAATCTTAAGCTTCGTGAGCATAAAGTAGACATTGAACGTGCTATGCTTTTCGGACAACGTGCAAGCACTGGCGGTATTCAGTACACAGAAGGTATTGCTGGACACGTTATTAAAAATGGAACAGCAGTTGTAGATGACAGTGCGTTATCTTACAGTTCTGGTGCTCCATACTTTCGTAGTTCAACTGCGGCAGAATTAACATACGACAGAATCTTATCTGATTTTGAAGTTGTATATGACCCTGCTCGTGGAGGCACTGATAGTAAATTAGCTCTTGCTAGTTTGCCAGTATTAACATTCTTTAACAAACTTGGTGACGGCTTATTTCTTGACGCATCTATGGGACATTCAAACAATGTTTACAAATACGATGTAAGTCAGAAAGATGGCAGGTTTGGTCATAAAGTTTTAACCATTGACACTATTCACGGTGCAATGAACATGGTAAAAGAACCTCTATTTAGAGGATTCTCTTCCGGTTTCTTGATGATGGTTGACTTAGACCATGTGGCATATCGTCCACTAGTTGGTAACGGTGTTAATCGTGATACTCAAGTGCAAACTAACGTACAGTCTGCTGATGAAGACCTTCGTAAGGATATGATTCTTACAGAAGCTGGTTTAGAAGTTTCTCTTCCAGAGACTCACTATCTACTTAACTTAGAAGGAGTTTAACAATGAGAGCTGATTATCTAAATGAAAATAGTGGAAAAACCGACGGATACAAGAAGAAAATAGAATACATCAATGCAGATAGAACGTTAACAAGCGAAGACAGTGGTAAAGTATTTGTTTGTGCCGCTACAGGCGGAGCAGTAGCTATTACTTTGCCAACTACTTTAGTAGATGGTGTTCATTACAAATTTATAGTGTGGGAAGAAACCCCAAGTAATGACATTACTATTGGAGCAGGAAGTGCAATCGTTAGCCTTGCGTCTAAAGACGCTGGAGGCGATGCGGCTGTTTCTACTGCTGGTACTCAAGTTTCAAATATTATATTAGATACAACTGCTCAACGTGGTGACTATGTAAATATAATGGCTTGGAACGCTGAGTGGTTAGCTGAGTCAATGAGTGGTATTAATAACGGTATCCAAACATCATAACTGAATCAATAAAGTTAAGCAGTAATTAGAACTGTGGGGGTTATCAATAAAAGATAGCCCCCGAATCTAAAAAAGGAATTATATGAATTGCGTACATTGTAAAAACCCAAACCCAGAAAGATGGTTCTACTGCAGAGCTTGTGGAAAAAAAGCATCTGAAGCTGTGTACACTACAAACTTGTTTATGATGAGTGAAGCTGGTAAGAGAACTGATATGGAGTTTTCTTCAATTAGCATGGATAAGCATATAGCCAAAGTAAATAAAGAGAAAAAAGAGAGACAGAATAAAATTTGGAAAGACAGAGTAAAACAAGCGGGGATTAGCTAATGGCTACTTTTGAAGCACAAGTAGAAGGCTTAACTAGCCTAAGTATAGATGGAAGCAGTGCTCCAACGCAAACTGAACTAACTCAGTTTCTTACTGATGGGGCAAAAGAAATTTTAAATGTTCTTCCATCGGCAAAAAAAGCTTTATACACAACAGCTACTTCATTAAATTCAAGTAGTGCTAACTTAACCATAGGTGGTTCTGAGATATTTAGCGTTACAAGAGATGATGGAACAATTAACCAACCTTGCAGATTGATACCTGCAAATATGAGTGGCAGAGCCAGTGATTCAGATGATATGAATGCGGCTTCAGCAACAGACCCAGTATATTACATAACTAACAATATATTGAGTGTCATACCTGAACCAACTAATTCAAACAATGCTCAAATTCAAACATTGGCATACCCATCTGTAGCTTATGGAGATAGCTCCATTACTAGGTTTCCAGATGAGGCAGAGTACTTGGTTCCATTGTACGCATCTGTAAAAGCTTTACAAAATGTATTAGGAAGTAAAACTGCTAGTTCAACTATAACAACAGCATTAACAGCCACAAATGATAACATAGACGCTTCATTGTCTGAAATAGCATTAGCTAAAATAGAAGCCGCTGAGATAGCATCACAAACAGATAACAGCGGAGAATTTGAAACAGCTTGCGACGCTATGAAAGCAGAGCTAGACAAGGTAGATGAAATAATATTATTAGCACATGAAGAGTTTGACGAAGTTGCGGCTGAAGTAAGTTCAACTGCAACCTCTCCAATCACACAAGCAAGGTCGGCTGTTCCTAGTGCAATTTCAATAAATGATTTAAATATAACATCCCCAGCCCCACAGGCTCCATCATTAGCAACTGTATCATATAGCGATGCTTCTAACGCAGATGCATCAACTTCAGCTGTTGGAGCTATAACAGTTGCCAGTGTTTCTACGGCTGATATGTCTGGAAATGTTCCAGCATATACAAAGCCGGGTCATCCTACTCAAGTTTCTTTTGAGGATTTTTTTAATCTAAGTGAAGATGGTAACCCATTTGGAGATAATGACCCATTAGAGTTTTCTACTGTTGCTCCACCTGTTCCTCCACCAATTTTTTCTAACCCTGAAGTTTCTCCTATTACAATAGGAAGTTTTGGAACAGCTCCAGCTTACACAGCACCAACTGTTGGCGGTGCAACTGAAGAATTAACTGCGTCTTTAACTGCTTTAACAAGCAATGAGCCGGGAACAGATGCAGATTTTTTAGATTTTTCAAAATGGTTTACAGTTGTTGGTGAATATATAGAAGATTCTGAAGATATAGAATTAGCAAACGTTCAGTTGCAAAAGATAAGTGCTTATATAAGTGCATATCAAGCGGCTTTACAAAATCAGTTAAATGTTTTTAATGATGCCAATGTAGAATACCAAGCAACAATTCAAAAACAAATAGAGCAATCTAGATTAGATTCTCAAGATGCACAGCAAGAAGCTTCTTTGAAATTACAAAAGGAAACTCAAGAGTATCAAGCTAAAATTTCTCAATATCAAGCTCAGGTAAATTCAGATGTTCAAAGTTATTCTCAAAAAATAGACAGGTATAAAACAGAAATTAATTTAGCTTTTCAAGCTTGGTCTAAAACAGAATCTGATAACTTGCAAGTATTTCAACTAGACATACAAAACGAACTAAATGAATTTAATAAAGAAAATGTAAGGTACCAAGCCAATGTTCAAGCAGAATTAGCTAAACATAATTCAGACTTACAAAAAGCTTTAACTCAGGCAAGAATAGACGCTGAAGATGCCCAACAAGAAGCGGCTCAAACCGTAGATATAGATAAATTTAATAAAGCTCAAGACCAAGCTCTTGACTTAGCAAATAAAGCTAAAGCATTAGAGGCTAGTATTTCTAATAATGACGATTTAATTGCAAAATTTAGTGCTGAATTAAATAAATACAGTGCCCAAGTAAATAAAGAGGTGCAAGAGTATCAAGCTAACATACAGCAAAAAATTCAAGAAGTTGAGTCTAGTATAAAAATACAATCATCTTATTATCAAGAAGCTCAAGCTAGAGTAAATGCTGGCAGTGCTTTTCTTCAGCAAGCTCAATCAACGATTGCTCAAGCAAATGGATATGCTCAAGAAGTTTCAGCTAGAAGTAATTTTACATCAGCTAAAGTGCAAGCAGTCCAGTCTTATATATCCACAGCAAATTCTTATGTACAATCAGCTCAAGCATATGCAAATGAAGTGCAGGCTAGATTAACAGTTGATAGTGCATATTATTCTTGGTATGAAAAACAACAAGCAAAATTACAAGCAGACTATGATAAGGGTTTGCAATTATTACTAGGAGGAAATTAGAATGGCGGCAGACAGAGCAACGGTAAGTGTAACAGCTTCTTTATTACCGGATGAAATTAAAACAGCAGTTGGTGGAACTACAATCTATGATTTAAATGACTTAGGCGATAATAATAAATGGACTTATTCTCTAAGAATAGTTGGAGCTAGTTCTTCAGATGCTTTAGTAGCGGCTGTTCCATACCTAGGTCAAGGGACAGCAGAGCAAGGCGATACTGCTAGTTCTAATAGTGCAGACGACATTGTGTTTCTTTTTGTAAAGCATACTGGAACTACAGATGGTAGCACAGAAACTACATCCACTCTTCATTTAAACCTGAGTGGTGGAGCCGCTACAGGTAGTGCTGTTGGCGATATTGTTTTAAAACCAAATGAATGTTTTTTTGCCAGACTTGGTAATACAGAAATAAATGACGTTAATGCTGATTCATCATCTGGAAATATACAAGCTATGGTATTTGCAGTATGTGACGATGGTGGGGTGTAATGGCTGTTCATTCAATAACTGTTAAAAAATTAATTAGTAGAGTTCGTCAGGTATTTCCAGACGCTCCTGAAAATTATATAATAAATTTAATTAATGATGCATTAGTTGAGATAGGTACTCACAAAGTAAAAGTAGTTCATGCTAAAATAACTACAGTTGCTGATAGAATGTACTATAACTTAGCTGATGGAGCAACAGATTCAAGTAGTAATAGATTAGAAGCTAATCAAGTTTTTAGAGTATATCTTATGGATAATGATGGTGACTATATACAGATACCTAGATTAGTAGATAAAAACTTATTACTAGCTGATATAACAAGTGAGTCAAACTTAAACGCACCGGATTAATTATGGCAAGTAGTATTAAATATCCAGAAAACCAAGCAATGTACTTTATAGAAGGAGACAAGCTAGGTTTAATAACAAAAGTAGATTCGTCTGGAGCTAATAGAACTTCAGCTAGAAAACAATGGAAAGCTATATCTGAAGCTGTAACAGATGGTATATTAATACATTATTACGCTGAACCAAATAGCGTATCAGCTATAACAGATAGCTTAGATATAGATAATACTTTAGAGCTAGCAGTTGTTGACTATGTTAAGAAATGTTTATATATGGACAGAGCTGGAACTTCTCAAGACCCAAACATTTCTCAACTATCTATGTCTATGGGTATGAATCACGAAAGAAAATTTAAGGAAGCTATACAAAGATATGGCGTAAGAAAGAAAGACAAGACTGGCGGTAGCCGTGTTGTTAAGGTACCAAATTTAGTTTAAACAATCTCAGATAAGGAGACATTCTCGCCTCGCAAGCTGAGATACATAATAGGAGAA